CAGGCTCAGGCATCTGGACAACTGGGGGGTGACCGGAGCGTGGAGGGCGGCGATGGAGAACAGGGTAGCGGCTGCAATGCTCATGCGGTAAACCTCGAGTTAACTAGAAGGGATGCTGCAGGGATAAGAGGAGTAGGGCTACTACTCGTGGAGGTGTTATGTATTTGAATTTCGTTTAGATCGACCCTAAAACAAAAGCGGCATAAGCTCCCTCCCCCAGTTGTCCAGATGCCTGAGAGAGATGAGGCGCACCGTGCTGTTTAGGTCGGTGCCGGGCCTGTCGGAAGCCACGGGGGGTAGGTCAACACGACCTAGGATATACCTGGCGAGAAGGTCGGATTGCTCTGGTGGCGTGGCTGGGGTGATGGCCGAGAATAGCCAAGCAGTTGCCCGATACGCTTTGACGTCTAGGCGTCTGCGCTGCATGAGGGCGAAGATACGCCCAGCCAAACCATGGTAGCAGACCGGTGACTGGTCATCGACCGCTGCGAGGAAAACTTCACCTAGGGAGAAGCCGGCGTCTAACATAATGCGGATGTAGTCGCCGTAAACCGTGGCTGGCAACGGCAGTGGATGGTCGTACGGGACGGAGGGATCTGAATTCGGCTGTAGGATTGCGTCCCATATCGGCCGAGCGCGTTGGTAGGCCAGCTGGGGCGACGACGCGGCGGGCTCCAGCGTACGCGCTCGGGGCTTAACAGCTTTAACAAACGCGTCCAGATCCCGAGCATAACGCGCGAAACTCGCCGAAAGGCTCGCACGCGGAAAGGCGCCGCCGAACGAGCTAGAGGCTACGGCCTGTGTAGCGACCTCCTGCAAACGATGGGCCTGCAGAGTGGCCAGCGTCTGCGTGTCGACTAGACCAGCCTTCGCGACCATCGGGGCGACGGGGAGCTCAGGCATCTGGACAACTGGGGGAGGGATGTCAGACTCAAACGCGACGGTCGATACTCGCTGCGAGGCGAGGGCCAGAGCAGCGTGCGGGAGTTGTGTCTGCGAGCGTACGGTAACACGCTTGCCCTGGGAGACGGACGCTAAGTAGCGGCGGTTTTCGGCGTTAGCCCTGGTTCCCGTGGGCGTCTGCAGCATGATAGAGCCTAAAAACTCGAAGCTAGAGTCAACGGTAGTAGGGCCCCAGGTCAACAAGACTTTATCGACCGGACAGAGCAGAGACTGACGCTTACAGTAGGCAGTGCGGGCAGCACGCCTCGGAGAGGGAGGGATATCCCATACTGAGAGTAAGGCGTCATGGTCGACGAAGAACGAGGGGTACATGCGCGCTAGCGTCGTCTTGCCCTCACCGGAAGGTATCGCCAGGGCACGGCGTTTAGTTTGACCAGTGGGAGAGGCGAGCTGGCTGCGCGGCACCCAGGTCCAATCAGTCGCAGCGGCGTCGCGTATGACGTTACCCTTTAGCTGGTAGCGCCGCGTGGTGACGCCGCCTAACCCGCCCAAAGATCTCGGCGTGATGGATAAAGCGGGGGGGCATGTGACGTGGTGAACGCTTCCGTTCTTATCTGAATACGCCAGCGACGCGTTGCGCTGAGAAAGGAGGGTTATCAGATGGGGCTCAAAGGCACCTCCGCGGGCAGCAACTTTCGAGAACTGCATGAACGTGGCAGATACGCGACTCGGCGGGTCAGGGGGCAGGTCTTCAAAGTATTCGCCCGAAAACAGACCCATAGCCGAGCGGATCGGGTAACCAGCGATACCATGCATACCGTAGAACTGGCGGAGGAACTCACCCGAGGGGGTGTGGTTACACGTGATCTTGAAGAGCTGGCCTGCATAACCGGTCAGGAGGAACATGCAGCCGGCCAGAGTGGCGTCGGGCATGCTGGCCACAGTCGCGAAAACGTCGTCGCCTTGATGGTCGGAACGCGGTAACAAGAGTTGGCGACCAAAGAAGCGCCGAGAGGCACGGTCGTGCTGGAGGCGATAGGCACGGCTGAGTACCGTATTAACAAAAGACGTCGCGCGCTCCCCGGAGGCGAGTGAGCGGACGGCTTCTTGGACGTAACCAGTTTCGCTATCATGCATAAAGAAGTTTTTCTTGGCTGTATTGACCCACGAGGTGATACGGACGACATCGGCACGGCACTCGGCAGTAGCCGGGTCGTCGCGAGGTAGGCGTTCACTTATGAGGTCCGCGAGCACGGAGAACAACATGATCTGCGCGTCGCGCGAATGGTTAATGTTGAAGTCAGCGTAGTCCCACATGAACCCGATAGCGCCGTGGAGCTCGTTGAAGCGAGCGATACTTCGCGCCGTACGATGCGGCGCGGAATTGGCGGCGCTGTACCAGGTACCCTGGCGGAAACGAGGTTCAACGAGGTCTAGCAGGAAACCCTGGGCGACGTAGTGGGTCAAGGACGTGTTCCAGATGATACGGCGCTTGCCATTCTCAAACTTAGGGGCAGCTTTGGAATAGAGCACTGCGCTGGACGGGTCGGCGAAGTGACGCCGGTGATACTTTTCTGGGACGAGGAGGAGCGCGGCGCGTTTGTTGAGCCTGACGCGCTCTACCTCGATTTTTGCATCAGGAGACTCTGAATCTTGGCGCAGCCATGACATCTTAGCGCCAGGCGCGCCCCCGGAAGCAGCCCAGAATTCCCGACGGGCGTACCACTGTGAGAAGGTGTTTGGCTGGAGCTTATTTGGGAGTATGGATTGGAGCGCTTCAGCGATACACTCGCGCATCTCCTGGTCGAAAGAAGGGCGATCGTAGTGCGGCGTGCCGTCTGCTGAGCGTAGGAGGGTCGTCGGCAGTGAACCGTATGACGCACGCATGAACATGCCACCGACATGTGAAACAGCGAAGACCTCGTTCCTACCGGGGAGCACATCCAAGCCAGTCAATTGGCGGACCTCCTCCTGCGACAGCCGAGCGTAACATCCGTCGGGGCGCGGGAAAGTGTAGGTCAGGCGCAAACCCTGATGGAGTGCTTTACACAACTTGGCATACTCAACGAGGGGGGGGAGGACATCCGGCAAAATAGCCAACATGGCTTCGGCGGCATACACGCCTCCGAGCGTCGAAAAATACGGAAGTAGGACTAGCGAGATGGCCGCAATACTCCCCCAGTCGGCGTCAGTTGCAGCGAGCATGGCTAGTGTAGACATGGCTAGCTCGCGGCGGCGCGTTGGTGCGGCACCTCGAAGATAGGCGAACACAAGACGCCAATCAGCGAGGATCTTTCCACCTGGCCGCCCACTGGGTGGTGGGTAAGCAGCTTCGAGTTTCGTGAGGAGCGAAGCATCTAATTTTAGAGAAGAACGGGTAGTATGGGAATCGCGGCGCAGGAATCGTGGTTCAGAAACGGGAAAGGGCAGGGTGTCGTCCCATAGCAGGTCTGGAGGCAGGAAAAGCCATGCTTCCGCTGGACAAGGTTCCAGGAACAGATAGGCAGCAGCCGCCTCCACGGTGTCCCGTGGGGGGCGTTGGAGGTTATAAAACTTCCGAATCGCTGCGAAGTCCTGGAGAACGTAACCCTTGTGCGCTAGGAGACGCCCGCTCATTTTAAGTCCGTGACCTCTCTTGAGCATATTCAAGGCGGCTGGAGATAGCCGTGGAAGGGCGGAGAGTTTCTTGGAACGCTCGCCTGAGGAGTGCGCGAGAGCGGCGTTCCAGACTAGTTTTCCGGCTGTGCACGGATAATGTTCCTGGCTATCTGCGCTATGTCAGATTGGCCCAGGGCATCGGCACGGTCGGGGGGTAGTGCGGACAAGTCGCTAGTCCTACTTCCGTATTTTCGACGCTCGGAGGCGGCCTGGAGTCCACTGGGCTGTTGGCCGCCATTTCCTGGGGAAAGGCCATGGATGTGGGCCTTCCACCGACAGGCACGCGCTGCGGGACGTAGGAGAGCTCGCCATTCGCTGGTCTAGGACTAGCCACCTGTGCAGAAGGAGGTGCTTGTGAGGGCTGAGCCATCGTGAAGGGCTGAGGCCCATTCTGAGGAGGATATCCGTAGCCTTGGTCTGCGGCTGGAGTAGGCGAGTAAAACTGTTCCTGAGGAGGTCCTTGAGGAGGATAGCCACCGTACGGAGCACTCTGAGGCGGCGGGGCGCCGGCGCCGTAGCCATAGGGTTGACGACCGTAGCCGGGCTGCGCTGGTTGCGACATCGAGGCTTCAAGGAGGGTTTCGTAGTCGCGGCGTGCCTTGATGAACTTCTCGTTGAGCTGCGTGAAATCATCTGGAACACGATCAGTGGCCAACACACAAATTCGCGTAAAAGATTCCACTTACCCTTCTTTTGCGAATACTTGCCAATGAGCTCGATCAACTTCGGCCGTATCGACACTGTCTTGTGGTACAGCGAAGTGATCTCCTCATTGTCCCTAGCGTCGGCACTCGAACTAGTGCTCAGCAGAGCTAGCAGCTTCTCCACGTTCTTGATCTCCGCAAAGACTTCCGCCTCCATCTGAGCTTCTCTCTCGAGCTCCTCCTTGGTAGGATCCTGCAGCTTCTCGACATAGTTGAGGGGGAAGATGCCGGTCTGTCCACGCAGAGAACCCTTCCACCAGTCCTTGTACACAGACTCGAGAACCGCAATAATGTCGCCTTTGCGGAAAGCCAACTCGCCGGGTTCCGAGGGCGTGAAGTCGTAAAGGGCGCGAACGCGGGAGACGGTAGCTGCTGTGGTTCCAGATGCAATAGCTTGATGCTGCTCTTGTTCCGGGGCGGATTGTTGTGGGGCTTTTGCTTGCGGCTGGTTGGACCTGGCGGCGGATGGCTCGGTCCCGCTTTCCTTGACGGAGAGTGCCAGCGCCATCTGTAGCTCCTCCTCTTCCTTCTGGCGGTCCGAGTCCGTGATCTGGGTCTTCTGAGGTTTCGACGGAGGTCGCAGGTTAGGGTCTACAACACGTTGGTCAGTGCTCCCAACGAACCAGAGTTGATCACACGCACTTTGTGTCTTAAGCCTCATATAGGCCTGCTCCATGATGCCAAGATCAGGGTTACTGGCGAACATCTCCGTCCATTCACCCATACGCTCGAGGATCTTTGCCTTGATCTGCC